ATGAGCGAAAACCAAAAGCAAGGATTCTACGTAACAGCCACCTTCGACAGACCCTTTGCCAAAGAACGCAAGAACAGCGACGGCACGTATATCAAAGTACACTACATCGGCCTGCTCGTCCGCTCGGACGACGGCACACAACTGTGCGAAGTGAAGACCAAACACCCCGAACGCTATGAACAGTACAAGCGCGACCAGGTGATTACCCTACGCATCTTCCCCCGCGCCTTTAAAGACAACGTTTACTACTCCGACGAGGGTTAAACCCATTCGCGGTTAGGGCTGCGCCGCGATGACCCCACCCAGCAGCCCGTTTTTTTAACCAACCAAAAAGGACAACGTTATGTTGACTAAAATCAAAAGCAAGTATTACCGCGGTCTTGCCGTGGCAACAGTGGCCGCAATGCCCGTGATGGCATTTGCTGAAGAAAACAACGCTGCTTTGGACGCAGCAAAAGCCGAACTCGCCAGCCTCAAAACAGGCATTGCAGGTATCGGCGGCGTCGTTATCGGCATCGTCGTGGCGATTGTCGCCATCGGCATCATGAAACAAGGTATCCGCAAAGCGGGTTGACGGCTATGGGTTATCAGCAAGGCCGCATCTGCTACCCGACGGAAGCAGAAGCGACAAACGCCCTGATGACCCAAGTCGTGCCGACCATAGACAAAGACGGGGTGTTGCACCACCCCGTTTTTAACGGCAGGACTTGGGAATACCAAGGCCAAACCGTCAAACCGACCTTCCCCGAATGCGACACCCTCGAATACACCCGAGCAGGTAAGGAAATCGGCGTCATGACCGTATCGGTCATGATCGCGATTTTTGCCGTCCGCACAATCATATCCCTGATTTCCACCCTCAAAGAATCCCCGACCGAGTGAGACATGAATGTTACCCGAAATCCAATTTCTGCTAGGCTTCTTCCCCTACTTGTTGGCCTCGCTGGCCTTTTACTTGTTTGTCCTCAAGTGAGGGCGGACGTTCACCTTCCTCCGCCGACAGCTCCAGCGCAACAGATAGCCACTGTTCCTAATGGTTCATCTATTGATTTTAAAAATGGGAAATTTATTCTTCCAGAATTTAATAAAAATAGTCCTGGTCTAAAGCAATTCCAAGAAGCTCAGCGCGGCAAACCCTTAGAGCCATTCACAGCCCAAAAAAGCAATCCCTCCGTACTCCGCGACGGCTACGGTAATGCCGCCACAGGCCGCATTAACAGTCAAACTACTGTGGGTAGTTCCGTAATGAATCAGGCCGTAAATGGTTATATAGCAGGTCAAATGGCAGGTTCGGTACTAAATTCCCCTGGTGCGCAAAATGCCGCAAAACAGACAGCCGCAGGCAACTACGGGGAAGCCGCCATATCCGCAGCCGCTGCGTTTGACGTTTTCGGGGTAGGTCAAGGTATCAACAACCTTTATGAAATTTTTAGAGATGCCCAACAGAAAAAAATTCAAGAAGCCGCCGCCAAAGCGGCAGCGATGGCACAGCAGAACGAAAAGGCAGCTACCGAAGGCAGGATATTTTTTGCCGTTTTAGATACAGCAACCGACCCGGGTATTAACAATGAAAAAGGCGCACCAGTGATTGACGGCTATTGGATAAACGAAGGGAGTCCTGCCAATAGAGGTAATGTAATGGCGAACGGTAAGCCTTTTCATAACTACTTGAAACCCCTGCCCCTGAAACCTAACGGGGATGGAACTTATCAATATGTTTGGATTCAGCCTATGAAGAAAGGCTATGTCCCTCCGCCAATCCTCAAGCCTGAAGAAGTGATTTTAAATCAGCAACAAATGCAGCAGGCCATGATTGACGCGTTAAACAAAAACACAGTCACACAAGACCGACTGACACAACTTATTAATGCCTTATGGGCAAGCGGCCAACTGAATCCCGCCAACACACAAACAACCGTTGTTGGCGGAGATGCAGCCAATACCTTCACAACAGCCCCCTACACCCCCGCAGGCGCGAACGAAGCACAGCAGACACAGTTTATCGTTCAGCAGAATGGCAATGTCATAGTCAATACCATTAAAAGACCCGACCTTGTTTCGAATTCAAGCCAAGCCCCGACCCGTGCCGAAGTGGGTCAAACCCAAACTGCACCTGAAACCCGACCGCAGAAAGAAGGCAGCACAGCCGAAAAACCCGATATATGCGCCCAAAACCCAAATTCCCTCATGTGCGCTGAAGGGGGCAACGCCGACTACGAAGACGTGGCTGTCCCACATCAGGATATTCCCCTTGACTTCAGCCCCGCCGACATCTTCGCCACCGACGGCGTATGCCCCGAACCCCGCTACGTGGATTTGGGTATCTACGGTAAACAAGAGTTCAGCTATGACGGCATTTGCGACCTTGCCCGCAAACTCCGCCCCCTGTTCATTCTTTCGACCATCCTCGCCTGCGCCTACTTTATTTACGCCTCGCTGGACAGATAGGACACCACCATGAAACTCAACCTCGGAACAATCCTGACCTCCGTACTTATGACCGTGGCAGGCCGCCTAGTGGCCGCACTCGGCGTCTCCACAGTCTCCTATATCGGCCTCAACGAAATTCAAAAGCGCATTGTTTCCGCCGTTGCCCAAAACATCGACAGCCTGCCCAAAGAAGCCCTGCAACTGATTTATATCGCAGGGCTTGGCATCTGCCTCAATTGGATAATGGGCGCATTTGCTTTTGTCATATCCCTTAAAAGCCTGTCCCGCCTGTCTGCGGGCATCTCCAAAAAATAAACAAGAGGACAAACACCATGATATATCTCTTCACAGGAGTTCCCGGCTCGGGCAAAACCCTGAACGTCGTTTCCATGCTCGCCAAACGCAAAGACTTCCAAGGCCGCCCCTTGTTTATCGACGGTATTCCCGACCTTAAAATACCGCACGAACCCATACCTGAAGGCGAGAGCATCAAAACATGGCCGAAATGGGCGCCTACAGGCGCAATCATCGTTGTTGATGAATGCCAGCGCATCTTTCCCCGCCGTGCCAGCACAGCCGCCGTCCCCGACTACATTTCAGAGTTCGAGACCCACCGCCACCGCGGCCTTGATTTTTTATTGATAACTCAAAATCCCAAACTGTTAGACAACCATCTGCGTGTTCTGATTGAGCACCACACCCATTTCAGCGGCACGTCCTTGGGCATCCGTCGCAAGCTTGAATGGTCTACGGGCGGGGCAAAAGACCCCGAATCCCGCGCCAATATCAAAGACGCCCTTGTCAGCGTCTACAAACTCGACAAAAGCGTCTACGGCCTCTACAAATCGGCCGAAGAACACACCAAAATCAAAACAGCCCGTAGCAAAGTTTTTTACCTCATCCCCGTATTTCTACTGCTCTTAATTTACGGAGGCTGGGCGTTTTACAACTTTTGGGGCGAATTTGAAAAACCCGTCCAAACCAAAACCGTCCAAGCCAAAGGCCAAGCCGGCACCATTGCCGCGCCAGCGGCAAGCCCCGAAGCGGGCGGGACGGCAGCGGCTCCAGCCGCAGACGGGACGCACGCGGCGGGGCAGTACGCGCCAGAGGCAAAACAGGCGGACAGGCCGCACCTGAGCGCCGACGACTTCAAGCCTGCCATTAACGGCCAGCCGCACACAGCGCCCATCTACGACGCCCAAAACAAAGCCGTGCAAACCATGCCCTTCCCCGTGGCCTGCGTTCAAAATGCCGACCGCTGCACCTGCTACACCGACCAAGGGACAAAAATCAAAGGCTTTGACAAAGCCCTGTGCCTTGAGTATGTGGCCGACGGCCTCTATAATCCCTACCGCCGACAAACGGTAGATAATCAGTCGCAGACGGCAAGCCCAGCCCCTGCGCCTGACGAACATCCGCAGGTGCTGGTCATGACTGGCAAAGACAAATACGAGACCAGTAAATTCAGTGATGGGCCGTCCGCCCAGTAAGGCGGGAAAGGAGATAAAATGTTTGAAAAAATATATGAAGAAGGTGTTTTAAAAGATATTTTTAAAATTGATGTATATCAAGGTAAATATGCATTTGGGATAGATACGATTGACACGCTTCATTTTGAACAAGATGACAAACCTGTTTTAGGTGCTTTATTTATGACACTCCCTCAAATACAATATTTGATTTCTTTAATTGAACGTTTAGAAGAGCAAGAAATTGTTAATAGTTTAGGGGTTAAAATGAATTATCATATTGTTGAGCAACTTTGGAAGCTTTTTTATTTTCTTGAAAATATTGAATTTATACCTAATCAATAA